GATGACGCGGGCCTGAAGACCGATCGTGTTGTCTTCGTACTCACCGTCGAGTTCGGCCTTGGGTGAAGTGGCAGCAACGGAGTCCCAGATGACGACGATGGGAACGTTCTTCTCGACGATCTGTTTCGCCTTAGTGATGGTCGACTCGATGATGGAGAATACCTCTTCTGTGCAGTGAGTGTCGACGTAGACGAATCTCTTACGTACATCGATGCCCATGTCAGCTAGCTTCTGAACCGGAGTAGCATTCTCCGTGTCGACGTAGACAACAAGGCCACCCATCTTCTGAGCGACAGCTGCAGCGTGATATGCCAAGTGAGACTTGCCGCTTGAAGGAGGACCACTGATTTCAATGATTCTTCCTTCAGGATAACCACCATCTCCATCATTCCTGATAGCATAGTTAAGCTGAATGGATCCTGTGTCGATCCAGCGTTTCACGATCGTCGGAGCGTCCATCTCCGATAAGTTATATGCGACGCGCGTACCGAACTCCTTGTTGATCGAAGTGATGAGATCCTTCATCATGTCATCGACATCACTCTTTCTTGAGGAAGTTACTTCCGACGATTCTTTGTCTTTCTTTGCCATGAATATCTCCGTAGAAGAAAGGGGACGCACAGAACTCTGTGCGTCCCCATGAATCAACAAATCAATCCTCACTGATTAGATCAGCGAATGCGTCGTCGAGAGACTGCTTCTTAGCCTCAGGCTTCTCTGACTTCTTTGCTGCAGGCTTCTTGTCTGTCTGCTTGACTTCAGCGACAAGACTTTCAAGCTCATCTACAGGTTCAGCTCCTCTCGTGGAGCCGCCCTCTTGGGAGGGCTCGCTGCCGCCGCCGCTGAGCCAGTTGTTGAGAATGGTCTCGATCTCCTGCGTCGACTTGAGTCGATACATGTCGTCGATGCTTGGAATGTTATCTAGCCACTTCTGTGCCATTGCAGAGTCGCTGTGGAGAGGAGTCGACTTGCGAGCAGGATCGACAGTGGTGTCGTTGAACTGCTTGCCTGGTTGCTTCGAGATCGTCACCTTGAGGTCAAAGCCCTCCGTCGGAGAGAGGATGTCACCAACCTCCTCATCGAGGAAGAAGCCAAGCATGCGCTGGTAGACGAGCTTGCCGAATGCCCAGATCTGAACTCCCTTATCTTCTTCACCACGAACGATCACGGGAGCATAACAACGCATCTTTGGAGCAAGCTTCTTGGCGAGAACCCTGTCGTCGGGCTTACCGCTGCTGTAGAGCTTGCGAATGAGATCGTCGATTGGATCGGGCTTACCAAACTGCTTTGGTGTGAGGATGCCTGCGTTCTCACCGATGTAGTAGAACCACCTCTCTGCAAAGGGCTGACCATCAGGCGTGTTCTTCCAGGGAAGACAGCGAATCTTGTATTCGCCAACGTTTGGCTTCCACATCTGGATCGAAGATGTCTTCTTGACACCGCTGAGTTCTGCCACACGACGCTTAATTGCTTCTAGATCGATTGCCATGATTATTCCTATTCCTATTCCTCTATTTCGCCTGTCGACAGTGGCACCACACCGTGTGGTGGACCACAGTCTCTATTTGAATCCTCAAACTATCACAAGGAGGACTGACTGTTCAATTGTTTGTCGCAACAGAGATCACTTCCAGCGAACAAAGTTCTTCTTGTTCTTCTTGAGCTTCTGACCCGGCTTCGTTGGGTTTGCACCCACGTCCGCCGAGGAAGCACCAAGAGGTGCTGTGTAACCTGCAATGTTAGCGACGACATTCATCTCGTCCATTTCTTCCTTCTCCTCTTCCGAGTCCTTAGCCTTATCCGCATCAGTCTTTTTGTCTTGCTTCTTTGGTGATCCTTTAGATACCAACTGATTGGGTACACGATAGTCAGTGACCTCAGAGAGGACAGCCGCGATGTAACTTCTCAGTAAAGCGCTCATGCGGATAAGTATTCGGAAGTTACAGATTCTTCTCTTGTTTTGTGGAGATGAAGTCTGCGATGTGGACGATATCCACAAGGAGAGGTTCCTTCATCTTGTACGGTGCGTTCTCCTCGGCGTACTGACCATCATTGAGAAGAATGGCCATGAATTCTGGCTGGGTGAGTCGCAGGCCGAAGTGTTGACAGAGCCATACGCCTCGATCAGGAACCGTCATGTACTGAATGTCCTTGTTGTACTTGTACATCTCTCCGATCTTCTCGCGATGCCAGTCGGAGTCCTGAGGAACGTAGTAGTCGTTCTCATGGTCTCCCACCTTGCCGAGGTCGTGGAGAAGACAACCAATGATGAGAGAGTCCTTTGGAACGTCCCAGTTAAAAGCCTTGACAAGCTTCAAAGCATTGCTGAGAACACGCAAAGAATGGTCCACGAGTCCACCAGGAATAGCGTGGTGGTATTCCTTTCTTCCGGAGGCTGGGCACATTGCGAGTCTCTCTCCGAGATGATCGACGAGAGCTAATGCAGCTTCAGACCTGTCGCCAAGCTTCTCCATGAAGCCACGATACTTCTCAAAATTCTCTGCGATTTGTTCTGGTGTTAGTTCCATGTTGTCTCCATTATTGTTAATCTGAGCTCAGGTGTTCAAACTTTAGTGGAAAGGAAGCTTCGTAGGTCGGTATTTCCACGTCTGTGACTGACTTCACGTCTTCTATTCTGTCTCCCCGGACGTCAAGAACGATTGCATCGTGAAGTACGAATAGCGGCCTGATACCTTCAGCGCCAAGCTGCGAGAGAATCTTGTCGAATCCAAGCAATGAAACATCAACGCCGCTCGATTGAGCGTATGTGTTGACGAGAAGATTGTCTTGTCCTTCAGGTAGGCTAAGAGGACGCCCAAATCTGTTGAGCATCTTTCCAGAAGATCCGACTTGTTCCTTGAGGCGGGATTTAAGTTCGTCTACTTTGAAATAGTCTCGGATGACTCCGATGAAAGAGTCGAGCTTTTGCTCGGAGACGCCGAGACGAGACCTCAGGGCGCTGCGCGAAATTCCATACAGCTCGGCGAGGACTGCAGTCTTCACGATGTCACGCGGAAGCACTCCCTTGAATTGATTGCTTGATATGTCTGCGTAGATGTCAGATGCTGTCGAATATCTCCTGGCTTCAGCGAGCACGATTCGTGCTTCGAGGGCCTTGAAATCGAGAGAAACGACAACGCCATCGTCGAAGGTAGATTTGATGATTCGTCTGTTGTCTTTCTTTAGAATGAGAAAGTTGGGTCCGTCAACAATCGTGAGTCTTCCCGTTCGAGTCGCGAACCTGTCGTACATCACAGGCTGAGAGTAGCCACTCCTCTTTGGTCGAAAGCTCTCAAGACCCGGAGATCCCGGGTTGTCGCTCACGATTCGTTGAAACACGTCTATATCGATAGCAGCTGGGCGAAGAGAACCGAGAACACGCGTACCAGCAGTCCAGGCAGTCTCAAAGTAGTCGAAAGGTAATTGAGAAAATACGTCTGTTGTTTCCTGTATGACATTTTTAAAGAATAATTTAAACTGCTCCTTGGGAAGAGCCATGTACCAAGGAATGTCGACGGAGCAAGAACCGGTGATCACGGATCGAAATGAGTTGACATAACGCTCTGGGATGCTGGGCATGTTCTTTCCCGAGAGACGAAAGAGGGTGTCGAGGCATTTAGAGCTAGGTGATGTCTTTAGCTCTCCTGTTAAGTGCCATGTATCGCGAGGAACTGACTCGGACCACACATACCCTTCAGAATCGCCGACGATGTGTCGAGGAGTTCCTAGAACTGAAGAGTCTATAGTGAAGCGACGCACCGCTACAGTGTAGCAAATTGTGCTTCCAAATTACACGCTACCAAGTTTTTTTGAACCAAAAGGAAGATTCTTGAGGAACTGTAGGAGAAGGAGAAGGTGCGGCAATGAGAGGCGGCGGTGGAGGAGGCGGCGGCGGCGGTGGACGACCTTTTTGACTCGATCTAGTGTTATTTTTTGGTTTCGACTCGATTTTCTTTGAGACGTCGAGCGTATTCTCAGCAGGATCAGTGGTTGACGATGTCACGGGCTTTGTCTGTCCAACCTTAACGGGCACGTAACTACCGAATGCTCCGTCAGTGACAAACCTCCATGTCGTCACGAATTTACCTGGGGTAATGTTGTGACTCAACTCGACGACCTTGTACCTGTTGTCGAGTTGAGTTCCCGTGTTAAAGTCGATGTAGTAAGACTGATAATTGCGAGCGATGGGACAGCCTAGCGAAGTGAGAGTCAATGTGCCAGGTGTGATCCTGAGCGGTATTGCCCCCTCGTCTCCGAGACCGTCGGCGCCGATTGCAGTACCACCTTCTCCCGCTCCCTTGTTGTTGTATGCGCGCTGTGCGAAGATGGTGTCCTGCAGAGAGTTTGTCTTTGAGTTACCAGAGACTGTGATGACAGTGGATCCGTTTGATCCAATCTTTATGACTGAGTATTCTGATCGAACACGATCTACTTTGTCAGATATAGTAGGAACTTCATTCCTGTTCTCTTCTACCGTGCTCGACTTGTCGAATATGTGGACCCTCCTAATTTTTTTCTGCACGAAGGATCGGCCAGGCACGGGCTCTGTGTTCTTGACGTCGTCGACCTGTATCTCTAATTGCGGTGGTGTGAATTTGCCATTGTACTTGGCAAACCATTCAGCTTCTTGCGCCGACGTGTTCTCTTTCATCTCGGCTTTAGCAGTGGAATCCTTCGATGAGGGTGTATTATAGAGCGAAGTTCTGTCGTAACCTATGGCACGCGGATTGTTAAAGTTACTGTTATTGACAATCGTTAAGAATTCATCGAACGTGATGTTCTTCGTTCGAGTCCTCTTGACCACCTCTGCGTACGATCGACGGAGGCTGATCATGTCCATCGGAAACTCTGCGATGGGCCTGCCGCTCATTGGACCACAGTAGTTGTTCATGGTGTAGAAGATGATCTGCAATTCGTCTACATCTTTTTGAAGAGGTTTCCCCATGAAATGAGAGAAGAGTTTTCCAAAAGAGATGACCTTATCTGACGCGCTCTCGAGGTCCTTGTTGCCTGCGTTGTCTTTCTCAAAATTCTTTATAGCTTTTACGAGACTTCCCGCTCTCTCAGGATTACCGAAGTACTGTATCCGCTTGGGGTTTTCGTCTGGTAGAAAGGGATCGTCAGTCCTGTCCATGTTGTCGAATTGAGTCTGCCAACCCTCTTTTATGTCTTGCTCTATGACCTTCGCGAATGTGTCCTGATTGGCCTTGTCGTCTCTGAGAGAGTTTAATTCGTTGATAAAACTTTCTATCTCAGCGTCGCTAAAGGGAACTTTGCCAGGTTGCTTGCGGTTCAGGTCCTTAAGCTGCTTCTTAAGTTCAACGAGCGCGTTGGTTACCGTCTTGTCCTTCTGGGTGAAGAACCCCTTTGACGCTGCGTCAGTTATGGCTGTAGTGATGCTTGCAGAGACATCTATGCCGCTCTGTTGCAAAATTTTCTGTGTGCTAAGTAGCTTCTGAGTTTTCTCATTGAAAGCGATCATCCTCGGGCTGTAGTCGAGAGTCCTTCCGTTGATTACGTCCTGTATCTTTCTAGTGGCAAGAACAATTGTGTAACTGACCTGTCCACCTTGATCGAACGAGTAGTTTATCTGCACGATGTCCCAGAACTGAGTTAAGTTGAGTTTCTCGTTGACGAACTTTGTGTACTCGTTGTTACTTCCCTGATCGGGGCAACTCCACCCGTAGCGTGTTCTCACGAAGATGCTGTTAAATCCTTCTGCTCCGCGCATCAAGTCTGCGATCTCGCTCATGCGGGCGCGATCGTGCAGCTTTAGTTTCAAGTTCGCTCGACCTACAGGTATCATGCCGAATCCTGTTCCCTTCGTGTTCATGTCGAAGGATTCTATCGACATGAGAGGTGTGAAAGGTTTTACTGGTGCTGCCCTGTTATACGACGTCTGACCCGTGGAAGAAGGAGGAGTTTTTATTCCGAGCCTGTCCATATCATTAAGAGACTGAGGCATTAAGAACGCCTCTATGCCTGCCTTTTGTGCTGATCCCTGACGTCCTTGCTCACCAGCGCCTAGAGAACTAACCCTGTCGACAGACCGTGACTTAAAGATGGCGGAATCTTGCCGAGACAGATTCGACACAGGCACAGAACCAAGTAGAAATCTGAGAACCCCAGGCGTCCTCGTGAAATTCATGGGATCATTGTTGTATATCAATTCGACGTCTAGATAAGGTGTCATCTGGTTGGCGATGTGGGTCGGCATGTTGTTGAGAAAGCTTCCCACTACGTCTGTGTTTGCGTTCATGGGTCCGAGGCGCGGTTCCTTAATGAGAAAGATAGCAGTTCTATCTAGTCCTTCAACTATGTTGCTCGGTATCTGAACTTTGTCCCAGTAGTCTGCATCGCCTAGAGAAATGGGACCACCGGGTCCAATCGCTTGAAACTGCGTTTTAGCAACATTTTGAGCAGCGGGCGAGCTGGTTT